TCCTTGGCGTATTCGTCCGGCACAAGGTACCCACCACGAGAGCCGGTGCCCTCCACCAGTTCCGCCTTCACGCTCTTGGGCCACTGACCAGTTCGCAGCCAGCTCTTAAAGCCATCATCACCCCTGATACCGGTGGCGTGCAGACCAGTCGGCTTCAGACGCTCCGTAACCGCTTCCGCAATCATGTCCAAAAACTCATCCGTAATCTTGATCTCTTCCATCTTGACCTCCACAGTTTCTCCTGAAACGCTTGAATCTTGCCGTTCATCCGCCTCGCTCGCGCCGTTCGCCTCCTTCGCCTCGCACGCTTCCTCGTGCGGCTCCATCAGCGATTTCAGCTCGGGCCGCTCGCTCAGCACATCCTGCATGCTATGTAGCTCCACAACACCCAATGTTCTCGGCTCCGCAGGCTGGACCGTCAGCGACACCTCAAACACCGGCCAGCTCTTCAGTGGAGCCGGTCGCTCCTCCGCGGGTGGCTCCACCAGATGAGCCACCGCACCGGTAGACAGCCCCACCGCGCCGGCATTGATCAGCCTGCGCACCATCTCCAGATAGCGCGAGTGCCTGTCCAACTCCGCCTCAATCCAAATCCCGTTCTCATCCGCTTCCCAATGCTTCACCCAACCGATCACCGCCTTGCCCACTGCCGGATGGAACCCATGCTCATAGAGCAGTGGGCGCGGCGCAGCAGGTTTGTCGAGCCACAAGTCCGTTTCTGGCGTGAACTTGTCACCCGTCAGGTCTTGCTCGCCATACACCACCGCATAGCCGCCGATCCGCACCCCATCCCCGTCCAACAGCACCGCCGACTTCTCTTCCACCCGCACGACCTTGCCGGCGCGGTACTGGTACTTTGCCCCTAGCAGCCGCGTCGCCGCCTGCGCGATGCGCTTACCGATGACCGCCCACTCCTCTTCCGTGTAGCCGCCATCCTCGCGCATGCCATCGCGGTTGAAGTATGTCAGCGCCGCACGGATGTGTGCCTCGTCGATGGGGTACTTATAGTTCACCGGATCGCCGTACTCTTCCTCGCTCTCGGGGTAGCCCTTCGGCGGCGTCAGCGGCGTCCCATCCTTCGGCGCGATGCCGTATTTCTTGGCTCGACGCTCCTTCTCCTGCATCAGCTCATCCCGCGTCTCTTTGACCTCTTCCTCAGCCATACTCACCTCCCAAACAATGCGTCCAGCAGCTCACGCGCGGCAGCGGCCAAATCGCCGCTCTCAGCCACACGCTCCACCGCCTGCTCATCCGTGATCCACCCCGTATCCCTGTGAAACGGTTGCTGACGCTCCTTCGACTGCACGTACGGCGCATAGGAAACACGCGTGCCAGCGAATACCTCGTCCCCTTCCTGCGTCGCCGTCCACGATGGACCCAGGCGCTGGCTAGTCGATGAGAATTGCCGTCGATACGGCACCTCAATCTCACCGCGCTTGGCCGCCGCCAAGAACCAGCGCTTCTGTTTCTCACTGGCCCAGCGGATCGGGTATTTCGGCGGCGGCGGATAATCCGCAATCTCATTGCGCAGCAGTTCTGCACCCGCAAATCGCAGTCGGAACCAGAACTGCTTACGCGCCATCTCGTCCAGTTTGCGGATTAGACCGTCCAACCCCTCAACTTTTACGTCCAGCTTTGCCACGTCTCAGCTCCAGCGTCGTCCAGCAGCGACAGCGCGGGTGTGCGGGCGGACCGTCCGGCACCGTCCATGCGCCCTCGGGCTTGCCATTGTTTGGCTCACAGATGGGGCACACATGCTCATCGTTGCTGGTGTGCCACACCCGCACCATTTCCAGCCCCCACTCCTTCAACAACTGCTGATAAATCAGCGTGGCCTGAGCCATCGCTCGCGTCACTTCTGTGATCGCGATCATCTCCGCCCGCACAGGCCCAAACGCCGGCGCCAGCATGTCTTCCAAATCCTTCACCGTCATACCTGGTGTGGACAGGAAGGCGCGGATCGCGTCGCTCACCACTTTGCGCGTCGTCTCCATTAATCCCGTCACCAGGTCGTACGTGTACGATGATGCCCACGCCAGCGCCGCCGCGTTCACCGCCGCCACATCGGGATACACTCCCACGGCCAGCGCTTCCGCGATCACCGCGTCCTCCACCACTTTCACCAGGATGGGTTGAACGGCCGCGCGCAGGTCGTTGTCCATGCCAAGCAGCGCGTCTGCGGCGCTTTCGGGAGACGACAGGACCGCCTCCAGCCTACCGCGAAACACATCCAGTATCCGCTTTCGCAGTTCGGCCTCGGCGGCACGGTCCGGCTCTACCTTTATCGCGTCGGCGTATATCTTTAGCATGCGCATGAAAGAGAACGCATCGTCCACACCATCTCGCAGCCGCCGCCCGATAAATTCCTGCAGCGCGTCGGGGATGTCTGTGCTCTCGAACTTCACTTCCGCGCCGAAACGCTTCACCTTCTGCCGCCAGCGCTGCAGGTCCGCCAGCGCCGCCTTTGCCTCCGACAAATCCATTGGCTCCGCGGAGGCGGTCGGCTCCTGCAGGCCCATCTGCTCACGAGCTTCGTCCAGGGTCATAATGCCGGCCTGCACGAGCTGCGTCACCGCCTGCGCCTTCTCCGCCTCATCCTGCTGCAGCGCTTCAATCTGATTGAAGAGGAAGCGCATTTCTAACCCCAACGCATAGAACAACTGCTCGTTGAGCGTATGCTCCATCAGGAACGCTTCGGGTATAATCGTCTCCGTCCAGAACGATACCCAATGCTGTCGCGCCGTCGCGTAGTTCGCCGCATCTTCCAGCAACGTCTGCGGAATGCCGAACGCCACGGCGATCTGATGCCGCACCTGCTCCAACAGCTCCGGCATCGCCACATCTTTGACCGGCGCCCCCACCACAATCGGCTTGACCCCGCCACCCAGCACCATCGCTCGCCATGCGTTGCGGAGGCTCGACGTCAGCCGTTCCCATGTGGATCGGATCAGCGCCCGATCATCCTCCGACAACGGTATCTCGGTAGAAAGAATGACGGGCGGTATCGCCGAGCGCTCGAAGAATGCCGCTGCCCATTGGTTCGCTGACACCGCCAAGCGCGCAGGCGTCAGCGCCGTCAGCGCGGGAGGTACACCTGGACCCAAATCGTCGCGCGGGTGGAAAAGACGGAAATAGACGATGCGCTCCGGATCAAAGCGGATCCGCTCCGCCCCTACCGATTGCTCAAAAGCCACTATCCCATTGGCCGGGTCGGTGATCACCCGCACCGTCAGCGGATTGAGGATGCGAAAACTGGGGCGTAAACGTGTCCCTGCTTTCACCCAGTACGCCGCACCCATTAAGCTCAGCCAGCGCTCCGTATCCGCCAGGAGGGGCGCGAGCGGAGGAAATGAGACGATATCATCCGTCCCGCGCCGTACCACCTTGTACGGGATGGAGGAAATGGCATGAGCACGCAGATCCACACAGCGCCGCACCCAGGCGTTGTACACATACGCGTCTGCCGGCGCCTGCAGTTCACCATCCCCCGCGCGGCGGTTTTCCAGCAGCGCTTCAATATCCTTCCATTCTATGGCCTTCGCGGCCCCCCCCGCTCCCAAAACGTACCACTCGCGCATCATAGCAACTCCACAAACACATGGCCGCCACCCGTCAGCTCTGTCACCGCCCACACCAGCGCATCCAGCCGGTCGGGTGAGGGAGCGCCAGGCAGCCACGAGCACATCTGGTCTTCCAACTGGGGGAATACGCCGACGTGATGCACTTTCCCCTGCTCGTACAGCGCCGCAACTGGCTCTGCCCGCGTGTGCTTGCCGCGCGATGCATACACGGTCCGCACGGGCACCCGCTCATCCACCGTCCGCAGCGTATACGTCACCATCTCCCCACCCGCGTTTACCTCTACCACCACGTAATTGGCGCGGTGCTTGTGATACGCTGACACCACTTGCCCCGCCCACGCCGCCGGCGTCGCTGTACAGCTCACATCGTCCAGAACGTAGACGTGGTCATCGCTCGCCACCCCCACTACCACGATGCCCGTCTCGTTGCTCTCCTCGCCGGATGTAAGCGCTGGGTCGACACCCACTACGATACGCACCAGGTCCGGCGCCTTCGTCACGCGGTTCTGCTCGATCACCGAGCGCTTCCACAGCGCCCCTGGCATATCATCGAGGATCTCGGCATACAGCTCCTGCCGGCCCAGCGTCGTACCCTCGTAACGTCGCAAAATGGAGCGGATGAACTCGGGCGGCAGGTTGGCTTCGTTCTCGAATGTGCTGCCGCGCGTGACGACCACGTTGTCCTGTGTAATCAGCGACTTGATCAGCGCCGTGGGCCGTGGTGTCGTTGCAGCGACAACGCGCGGCGACCCGAGGCGCAGGCCGAACATGAGCTGATCCCACGTCTCGGGGTAGCGCCACGACGCCACTTCGTCACAAATCGCCCCGTCGTGCTGAGGGCCGCGGAGGCTGTCTGGTTCCTCGGCAGAATATGTGATAGCAATTGCGCCGTTCGGCCATTCCAAACGTCGCTTGGTCGGATACCAGCGCGGCCGGAACCACGGCGGGGCGCAACGCAAAATGCCGCTCTCACCCTCTATCAGCACATCGCGGATATCGCTTGCCGTGCGGCCTACGATCGCCATCCTGCCGCGTCTCCCCGACTCAATCTCGCTCCGCATCCACTCGATAATTGTCCGCGTCTTGCCCCAGCCGCGGCCCGCCAGGATCAGCCATACGCGCCAATCCCCCGCCGGCGGGAGCTGCGTCGGCCGCGCTTGCAGCGACCAGCGGTACTTCGCCTCCAGCACCAACCGCACCAATCGCTCTCGCGAGTTTGGCGATCTCACGGATAAGCTCTTCATCACTCAGCTCTGCATAGCTGTATTCGCCCGTCGGATCAGTCGGCGCGACTTTCGTCGGAGCGTCCAGGCCCAATAGCCGCGCCCGCCGCTCCATGATATGTAGAGCGCGATCCACCGCCGGTAGGTCCCCATTCACCGCCCGCTCGTACAGCGCGCGCCACAGCGCGTCCAGGCGCTCCAGCTCCAGACGACGTACCTCCTCCGCCAGCTCACCCGTCTGCGCGCTCAAGCGTGCCAGGACCCGCTGCACAATGCGGTGCGCACTGCCCCTGCGGATGCCGAGATGTCGCGCAATCTCGTCATACGACGCGCCAGCAATGCGGAGCTGCACCGCCTCGCGTTCCCGCTCACGCGCCAATACTCGCCTCGCGCTCGTCTTGCTCTCCGGCACCCATCCACCTCGCAGACTGCCAAAACAAAAGGTCCGCTCACGCCACCGCTTTCGCGGCGCAGTAGAGCGGCCCCATAATGGCCCCAGCTCTCTCGCTATTTCTTTACGATTTCAACCACGTATTGCGTGCCGCACTCGTGGCATACCACCATCACATAGACCGACGCCTTATCCTGCCAATACTCCATCAGGAAACACCCGCCCGCCTGCCCCTGGCGCCGCCGCGCCTTCAGACAGCGCGGCACGCGGCACGTCAGGACATTGTGCTCTCCCTGCAGTATACACGAATTCTCGTTATTGTCAACATCACAGCTCATCGTACCACTCCTGCAGGACGGGGCTGGCGTGCAGCTTCTCCAGCGCCTTATTGCAAAGCTGTCTCACACGCTCTGTACTCATACCCATGGCCTGCGCTACCTCCCTGTACGTTCTCTCTATACCATCATCCAGCCCAAAACGAAGACGCACTGCCATGCGCTCTTTACCCGTGAGCTTATCCAGCTCCTGCTTTACCGCACGCGCCAGCTCAATGTCCTCTATGCGCTCCAGCATGCCGTCGGTGCCGACCATCTCGTGCAAGAACAGCTCGCCATCCTCGTTCGGCGCGTCCAGCGACACAAACCGCGTGTCGCGCGCGAACTTGAGCGCTTCCTCTATCGTTTGCTTTTTCACGCCGGTCTCCTGCGCCATCTGTTCCGCAACCCTTTCCAAGTCCTCGCCATCTTTCGCCATCTTCCCTATAGCGCGCCGCATGTAGTTCGGATAGTGGAGGGCGGAATAATATTGGAACAGATGGTTGAGCTCATGGCGCATGTAAACGCATGCCAGGGTGGAGAACTCGCCGCGCCGCGGGTCAAAGGCCTCCGCGGCGCAGATGAGGGCAAGCTGGCAGGTCTGCACCATATCCTCGTCCACCGCATCATAATGCCGATGCAGATAGTGGAAGATGAGGCCGCGATTTTCCTCCAGCATTCGCTGTAAACCGCGCTTACGATGCTCTGCATCGCCCGACTGCACATCCTTCAGCCATCCCTCGACCATTGTCCGCTCCCCGTTCGCCCAATAGCTCCAGGAAATGCTC